GGCTTTCCTCCCGTGGCCGCGTGCTGTTGATGATGACGCGCTGGCACGAGGCGGACTTGGCCGGGATGTTGCTCAAGAACGAGCCCGGGGCATGGCGGGTGGTGTCAGTGCCGGCCATCGCTTCGGCTGGCGATCTGCTGGGCCGTCGCCCGGGTGAGGAACTCGTCTCGGTGCAGCGGCGCAAGCGCGGACACTTCACGGAGCTGAAGGCGAAGCGTTCGGCGTACGCGTTCAACTCGATCTACCAGCAAACGCCGACGGCCGCTGAGGGCAATCTGTTCAAGCGGCAGGATTTCCGGTACTGGCAGCGGATGCCCGCTGACCGTGCCTGGCAGGACGTCATGGCAGGCCAGCGCGTCGATCTCGGCAGCCGCGCGGTGATGCTGGGCGACTGCTGGCGGTTCATCACCGTCGACCTGGCCGCCAGCAAGAAAACCTCCGCCGACTGGACCGTCGCCAGCGCGTGGGCCATCTCCCCGGACGGCGACCTGATCCTGCTCGACCGCAACCGGGGCCGGTTGGAGGAAGCAGAGCATTGGGATCATGTGCGGCCGCTGCAGCAGCGATGGCATGCGGACACGGTGTTCATCGAGCAGTCGTTCATCTCGACCACGTTGGCCGTTGACGCGACGGCGGCGGGTATCCCGGTGCAGCCGTTGACGGCGGACACGGACAAGATCACGCGTGCGATCCCGGCGACGAACCGGGTCCGGCAGGGCCGGGTGTGGTTCCCGGCGCACGTCGACTGGTTGGACGACTGGTGTGACGAGCTGGCCTCCTTCCCGAGCGCTGCGCACGACGACCAAGTTGACACCCTGTCGTATGCGGCCCGGGTGGTGTCGGCTCACTGGTTGCCTGCGGAGACTGCGGGCGAGGTGGCTGCGCGACGCGCAGGCCGGCAACGCGACGACGGGCTGATCGGGCAGGCGTACGCGGCAGCCACCGGGGCGAGCGCCGACATGGACCTGATGGGCCTCAACTATTGAGCGGGGTGAACATGCCGGTCACCCCCGCAGCTGTCCCCGTTGCCCTGCAGATCGGCAGCGTCACCGCCGAAGTCGGCGCCGTGAACCTGCCACTCACTTCCGCACCAGCAGGACGCGACGCAGCCGGACTGTGGCACATCGAGTTCAACGTTGACCACGCCGAACTCCGCCGAAGGATCGCCGACCTGCTGCGCGCCGTGGCCGACGAATTCGAGAAGGGGCACACCCATGGCGATCAGTGACGCCCCGCGCACCACCAGCGGCTACATGAGCGACCACCTCGGCTACGGCGGCGCCATGTTCGCCGACACCACCGAAACCGTCCCCGACCTCATCTGGCCCGCCAGCGTCGCCACCTACAGCCGGATGCGCACCGACCCCCAACTCACCGCCGTCCTCAACGCCTACACCCTCCCCATCCGGTCCGGCACCTGGGCCGTCGACCCGGCCGGATGCCGCGACGAAGTCGTGCAACTCGTAGCGGACGACCTCGGCCTGCCCATCCTCGGCTCCGCGAACAAGCCCGGCCCGGCCCGGCGCCGCGGCGTCAAATGGGAGAAGCACCTGCGCCTCGCCCTGCTGATGCTGGTGTGGGGGCACATGCCGTTCGCGCAGCGCTACGACATCCGCGACGGCCGGGCACGGCTGGCCGAGCTGGCCGAGCGGATGCCGTCCACCATCACTGACATCGAAACCAACGATGACGGGTCGTTGAAAGGCATCGTCCAGTTCGGCGGCGACCGGCTGATCAAGGCGTCGAACCTGGTCTGGTACGCCCGCGAGCGCGAAGGGGCGGCATGGCAGGGCCGCTCTATGCTCCGGCCCGCGTACGGCGCCTGGCTGCTGAAGCATGACGCCTGGCGGGTGCTGGCCACCTCCAGTCGCAGGTTCGGCGCGGGCACCCCGGTCGTGCACCCGCCGACCGGAGCAACCCCGGCGCAGGTTGCCGAAGCGTCCCGCCTCGCCAGCGCGATCCGCGTCGGAGATCAGGGCGGCGTAGGCCTGCCCCCCGGATGGTCGCTCGAACTTGCAGGGATCAGCGGCGGCACGCCGGACACGCTCGCGTTCGTCCGCTACCTCGACGCGCAGATGGCCCAGTCCGTCCTCGCCAGCGTCCTCAACCTGGACAGCTCGGCGAACGGGAGCCGGGCGCTCGGCGACACCCTGGTCGGGCTGCTGGAAATGTCGTGGGCGGCCGCCGCCGAGGAGATCGCCGACCCGGCAACCAGCTTGAGTGTGCAGATCGTCGACTACAACTTCGGCGAAGACGAGCCCGCGCCCAGAGTGGTGGCGACCGACATCAACCGGCCCGAGGTGACCGGCGAAGCCATCGCACAACTTGTGCAGGTGGGGGCGATCCAGCCTGACCCGGAGATGGACGCGTGGCTGCGCTCCCGCTACCGGCTGCCCGAGCGCGACCCCGACGCGTCGCCCCCGATCTACGCCCGGGACCCGGGGCCGACCCCGCTGGCTCCGGCGAGCCTGAACGATGGCTGACCTGGTCGTCCCGGCGGCGCCGGCTTTGGCCACCGTGCCCGACGTCGAGCTGTGCGCCGTCGGCACATGGAACGCCTCCACCGGGACCACGACGTTCACCCGCGAGGACCTCGCCGCGTGCGTCTCCGCGCTCGACTGCCCCGGCGTCCGCAACCCGGTCCTCAAACTCGGCCACGACGAGGCCGACGGGGCGGGCTTGCGGTGGGACGGCGAGCCGACCGTCGGGTGGATCGCGAACATGCGGCTGGCCGACAACGACGCCAAGGTGGTCGGCGACTACACGGGCATGCCCGGCTGGCTCGCCTCGGTGCTGCCGTCGGCGTACCCCGACCGGTCGATCGAAATGTATCGGCCTTTCAAATGCCAGATCGGGCACAGCCACCCGGCGGTCATCACCGCCGTCGCGCTGCTCGGCGTCTCCCACCCCGCGGTCGGCGTGTTGCAGAGCCTTCAGGATGTGGCCGCCCTGTACGAGGTGCAGGCCGCCCCCGCTGTCGAGGCTGTCGCCGTACGCCACGAAGACGTCGTCTACCTCACCGCCGCACCCCGAGCCCCCGCGGCTCCCGTGCGAGCCGCCTCCGGGATGGACGCCGACGCCGTACAGGCCGCATGGCAGGACGCCCTCGACGGCGTGCTGGAAGCGTGGCCCGACATCGCCGGAGACTGGCGCGCCCAGCTTGCCGACCAGATCGAAGCTGCGGTCGCCGCCGGGGACCTGGCCGCTCTGACAGCCCTGGTCATCGACAGCGGCGCGGCGGCCGCGCTGCTCGCCGCCGCCATGCTGGCGCTCGCCGCAACGTCCGCCGACCAGATGGTCGCGGAAGCCGCCGCGCAGGGCGTCACCGTCGAACCGCCGCCCGTCGAGGAGGACCAGCTCGGGATCGTCGCCGCCGCGGTTGCCGCGCTGCTCGCCGCCGGCCTGGCTAACGCCGCAGCCGCAGCCGCGTTGCGGCTGGCCGTGCCCGGCGCTGCCGGTGCGGCGGTCGCCGCCGAGGTGGCCGCGATCCTGGCCGCCCTGTCCTTGCGCGCCATCCGCGACCAGGTGGGCGGCGCCCTGTCCACGGCGCAGGCAGCCGGCCGGTTCGCCGTCCTGCACGTCGCGCCGGACGCCCAATACGTGGCCGACGAGGTGCTCGACGGCAATACCTGTCAGCCGTGCCGCGATCTCGACGGCACCGTCTTCAAGGACCTCGCCGCGGCCGCGGCCGCCTACGGCAACGGCGCATACGTGTACTGCCAGGGCGGTGTCCGCTGCCGCGGCCAGATCACAGCCGTGTGGCCGGCATCCGCCGCGGCCACCCTCACACCTCGGAGAGTTCCTGTCCGTCTACGTATCGAAGGGAGCCCCAGTCATGGGGACCAAGGTTTCCGCCTCCGTGTCCACTGAGGACATCCGCCGCGCCTACTACGAGACGGCCGGATACTCGCTGTGGATCACCGAGTTTGAGATCGATCCACTCCAGCTGATCGTCTGTGATGACGCCACCGGTAAGCACTACCGGGTCGGCGTCAATCTGTCCGGCGACAGTTTCACCTTCGACGATGCCGTCGAGGTGGCCGTCCAGTACGCCGACGTGCCTACCGGGGCGAAAGCGGCGGCTCGGGCCGCGCTGACGTGGGCGTCCCGGGATGTGTCCCGCACCGGCATGCCCGCACCGAAGGTGACGCCTGCGCAGGCCGCGCAGCGCATCCATCAAGCTCCCGTCGCCGGTCAGGCGAACGGGCCTCACAAGAAGGAGGGACCCGCAATGGATCCTGCCAAGATCCGGGAGGCCCTCGGTCTGACGGCCGAAGCCCCCGACGACGATGTGGTGGCGGCGCTCGCCGCGGCCGGGCTCGCCCCGGCTGCCGCGCCCACCGACACCCCGCCCGCACCTGCGGGCAACGCGCCTGCCGAGGACATGCTGCCGCCCGTGCAGCCGGTCGCCGCGTCCGGCGACGCGGTGCTGCTCGACCCGGTGCAGTACAACGCCCTGCGCGTCTCCGCCGCCCGCGGGGAAGAGGCGTGGCGGAAGATGCGCGAAGCCGAGTGCGGAGCAGTCCTCGACGCCGCGATCAAGGCGGGGAAGTTTCCGCCCGCCCGCCGCGACCACTACGAGAAGCTGTGGGCCGCCGACCCCGACGGCACCAAGGACATGGTGGAGAAGCTCGCCGCCAACGTCATCCCCGTCATGACCTCCGGCTACCCGGGCGTCGGCGACGAGACTGAACAGGACATGGCCTACGCCGCCATGTACCCGACCGCGGAGAGGGCGGGCCGGTAATGGCTGACTACACCCCGGTCTTCCCGCTCGCGGGAGGCCCCTTCACCCTGCAGGCGTCCGCCACCATCACCGGCGGCGACCTCGTCGCGATGTCCGGCTCCGGCACCGTCGCCGCTGCCGCTGCGGGCGCCGCAGCGATCGGCGTCGCCGCCCACGACGCGACCACTGGCCAGAAGCTGGCCGTGCACCCCCTCAAGCAGGTTCACGAGACGCTCGCCGGCGTGGCCGGCGTCACCGCCGGAAACCCGCTGAAGGTGGGCGCCTCACCTAACAAGCTCGTGCTGTGGGTGACCGGCACCGACGGCGCGGAGAAGTGGGTCGGAACCGCGCTGACCACGGCGGCCGCCGACGCCACCCTTCGCTGGATTGGACGCTGACATGCCACACGTGTATCCGCCGGCCGCTCCTTCGATCTCGGGCGACACGCTCACGATCAGCCGGTTCCTCAACAGTCCTGCCGCCGTGCAGCGCAGGCTGCGCACGCTCACCGAGAACCGGTTCATCGCCGACGTGCTGCTGTCGGGCCGGTTCCAGGTGTCCGGCGGCAGCATCCTGTACGAGCAGTCCGAGTCGATCTACACCAACAAGGCGCCGGAAGCGGTTGCCCCGGGCACCGAGTACCCCATGTCGACGGCAACTCCGGGAACGGCGGCGCTGGCCGCGGTCACCAAGTGGGGCCAGGACGTGCCGGTCACCGACGAGCACATCGGCCGGTACGGCGGCCGTGCTGCTGAGATCGCCCTCATCAAGATCGCGAACAACATCATCAAGCAGGTCGACTCGGTGGCGCTGGCGGTCATCGCCGCGGCGGTCACGCAGACCCGCGCCGCGGGATCTCCTGGCGGTGTCGGTAGCGCCCGCGCCTGGTCGGTCATCACCAACGATCCGGCCACCAGTTCGGCGCCGCTGATGGACCTGATGGGCGCAGCTGCTGAGATCCGCGCCCTGGACCAGGGCTATGAGCCGGACGTGGCCGTCATGTCCGACATGAGCCTCGCCCGGGTGGTCGGCAACGCGGCCATCATCGCGGGTCTGCCCAGAGAGGACCGCAACAGCGTCACTGCGGCCGGGCTGGCCGCTTTCCGGGAGATCGCCGGGCTGATGCCGCTGGCGACGAACAACCTGCCCGTCGTGGACACCGTGTTCGTTCTGGACTCCACCATGCTCGGCGGCCTCGGCTACGAGCGCATCCCTTCCCCGGAGTATCAGGGCGACCCGGCGAACGGCGTCGAGTCGTTCTCCCGGCGCGACCCGGCCAGCACCGACAAGTGGATCATCCGTGGTCGCCGTCCGGTGGTGCCGATCGTGCAGGAACCCGGCGCCGGGTTCAAGATCACGGGGGTGTGATGATGGGACACCAGGTCGTCTGGGCCGCGTGCTCTGTCACCAACCCGAAGACCGGGGTCGACAAGGTCCTCGTCAAGGGCGACATGCTGCCGGATTGGGTCAGCGAGTTCACCAAGTTCGTCCTGTCCACCTCGGGCGCGGTCCAGGTCGTCGAAGACCCTGACCCGGGGCTGGTGCCAGAGGACGAGCTTCCGCCGCCGGTGCGGCTCGCTGAACACCCCCCGCCGACGGTAGGGCCGGTGAACTTCCGCTCAAGTAAGGAGCAGCTCGTCGCGTACGGCGTCGCCCAGGGCGGCAACCGCAACGAGCTCGACGGGAAGACGGTCAAGGAGCTGCAGGCGCTCTACCTCAAGGGTGACGGGCAGCCCGCATAGGACGTGGCCCCGGTCGGCGCGGTGTTCCCCGTGCCCGCCGACCGGGCCGCCACCACAACCGGATAGCGAGGAGGGGCCGTGGCCGACCCGTCGTGGACGCCCAGCTTGGAGCAGGTGGCCGACCACATCCCCACCCGCACGAGGGACGCCGCCACGCCCGGCGACACCGCGCTGCTCGGCACGTTCAGCAGCGTCACCGAACCCACCGACGAGCAGGCGCGACGGCACATCGCCGCCGCCGTGGCCGAGGTGCTCGGCGCCGTCAGCGGCACCATCCCGGCCACGCCCACCTTCCTGTACGAGCTCGCGTCCGAGGCGGCCGCGCTGCGCGCCGCCGCTGACATCGAGCTCGCCTATCCGATCCGGAACGCCGACGTCGACCGGTTCCCGCAGCTGGATCAGCGGGCGAAGGACGCGCTTCTTCGCCTGGTGGATGCGGTCAACGACCAGGGGTCTGGGCCGGAGGGCGCGCTGCTGCCGGTCTATTCGTTCCCGGATCCGCCGTGGCACGGCGACTACCACCTCTGAGGAGGGCGTCGTGGCTGACGTGATCTGGGTGTGGAACGAGGCGGAGCTGTTCCGGCTGCTCAAGAGCTACGAAGGACCGGTCGGGCTGCACATCGCCAAGCTGGCCCGGCAGGTGACGCGGACGTCGAAGCGGTATGCCAACGTCAGTCCCGCTGGCGACATCGAGGCGGGCCGGCCGCCCGGCTACATGCGGGCCCGGATCCGGTGGGACAGGGGCAGGGACCTGATCGGCGTGTACGCCGACATCTCCTCTCCGGCCCGTACCGCCCGCGACAACGCCCCGTACGGCCTGTTCATGGAGGTCGGCACGAGGGCACATGTGATCAGGCCGAAGCGCCCTGACGGCTGGCTGCGTTTCATGGTCGACGGCAAGGTCGTGTTCGCCCGCGTCGTCCACCACCCTGGCACCCGGCCGTACGCCTACCTGCGGCGCGCCCTCTACCAGCTGCGCGGAGCCTAGGTGGCGCGCGTCGCGGCGACCGCCGCAGTCCTCGCCTGGGTCAACGACCACCCCACCCTCACCGGCCTTGGGAACCCGCTCGACCAGGGCGCCTTCCGCGACCAGGTCCGCTCCCCGTCCCGGGGCGCGTACGTGGTGTTGGCCCGCATCGACGGCGCCGACGCGCTCGTCGCCGAAGAGGCGATCGACGAGGCGCGCATCGCCGGACTGGTCTTCGCCGCCACGGACGAGGCCGCCGAGACGGCCGCGGTGGCTTACGCGAACGCCCTGGCTGTCCTGTCCGGCACGCCGACGCCGATGGGTTCCGCGACCTGCCTCGTGGTCGACGGGATCACGGGCCCGCAGTTCCTCGACGACCGGGCCGGGGCGAGCGGTGAGCTCTACGCCTACCAGGTCGACGCGACCTTCTTCTTCTGCTGAACCTGCCCCTTCTCCCGCCGTGTCTTGACCTGGAGGTTTCTGATGGCGGCTCTACAACTGCAGGTGCTGGTCCCTGGCGGATCAGAATCTGCTCTCGTCGCCGCAGCTGGCGGCGGCGACACCTGCCCGGCCGGGCCTGGCGTGTTCCTGGAGGTGGCCAACGGCGCAGGGTCGCCGGTCACCGTCACTCTCGCCACCCCCGGGACGGTGGATGGTCTGGCCATCGCTGACCGGGCGGTCGCTGTCCCGGCCGGCGAGACGTGGAAGATCCCCGTTCCGAGGATCTTTCAGAAGGCTGACGGGTCCGCGGCCATCACCTACAGCTCCGCGACCGACGTGACCGTCGGCGCGTTCAAGGTCGCCTGATGGCCGCCCGGCGCGACGCCAAGACGCCGCCCAGCACCGAGCCCGCCACTCCCGCCCCGCCGCCGTACTACATCGCCGAGCAGCCGCTGTTCATCGGCGGCCAGTTCGGGCGCGCCCACAACCCGGGCGACCGGGTACCGCCCGACAGCGTCGACACCTACGGATGGCACCACCTGGTGCGCCCGCCCGACGGCTACACCGCCCCCGAACAGACCCAAAGCGAGCCTGAGACCCCGGACGGCCAGGCCACCACCAAAGGAAAGGGTGACGTCTGATGCCTCGCGGAAATCCGGCCACGCTCGCGCTCGGCCCCGGCATCCTCTACATCGCCGTGCTCGGTACTCCAGAAATACCCGACCACGACCTCACCACGCCGTGGGCGTCGGTGTCAGCGAACTGGATCCCACTCGGCTACACAGACGAAGGATCGAACCTCTCCTACTCGGTCGACAGCGAGAAGGTTGAGGTGGCAGAGGAACTCGACCCCATCGCAGTCGCCCTCACCTCGCGTGAGGTGTCCGTAAACTTCGCGCTCGCCGAGATCACCGCGAGCAATTTGAAGCGGGCGCTCAACGGCGGCACCATCACCACGGGCGTGGGGGCTGTCACATTCGAACCGCCAGACCTGGGCGAAGAGGTTCGCACCATGCTCGGCTTCGAAAGCGAAGACGGCGAGGAGCGGTGGATCTACCGCAAGTGCCTCCAGACCGGCTCCATGGAGATGTCCAGGGCTAAGGGTGCGGCTAAGGCCACCATGTCGTGCAGTTTCCAACTGGAGAAGCCCCCGACCGCGAAGCTGTTCAAGGCCATCATGGCGTCGGCGAGGGCGTAGACGATGGCGAAGCGTTCATACACCTCCCGCCGCGACCAGGCTGCCGCCGCGCCGCCGCTCGACTTCGAACTGGACGGGGTCGCGTTCACGGCCGAGGGCTCCGTCTCGATGATGGACATCTCCGAGTTTGCCCGGCTCGCCAGCCAGGGCCTCGACTCCAAGAGCCCCGAGGCCGTCGGCTTCCTCGCCGACGTCTACCGGTCACTGCTCGGCGACCAGCAATACCGGGCCTTCCGTGAGCACTGCCGCAAGCACAGCACCGACGGCGCCGTCCTGGTGGAGATCCTCGGCGACCTGGTGGCCGGCGCGGTCGAGGAGCAGTCCGGGGGCCGCCCTACCGGCAGGTCCTCGGACTCCTCCGATGGGCCGCCGACCGACCAGGGTACGCAGACGGTCGTTTCCTTCTCGCGGGCCACCGTCGAAACCAAGCCGACGGAGGAGAAGCCGCAGATGGTGTCCTACGGCTGAGCGATCTGCCACTCGCCGACCTGCTCGACGTGATCCACGCCTGCTGGATCGACTGGCGGCAGCAAACCCTCCAGGCCACCGCCCTGCTCGTGCTGGCCGGCGCGCCGGAGAAGGCCGAACCGGACGCGCATCAGGCGTTCGACGACCTGTACGGGCCCACCACGCCGCCTGCCCCGCGTAAGCCCGTGACCCCGCAGGAACGCGAGGAGCGGATGCGGATCGTCGCCCAGCTCGCCAGATAGCCACCGACTGACCGGGCTGGGGGTGCTGCATGCCTGCAACCCCCCTCGCCGAGGCGTTCGTCCGGGTCAGAGCGTTGACGGACAAGTTCAAGGACGACGTCGAGCGCGGCTTCTCCGGGCTCGGCGACGACTTCGGCAAGCAGTTCTCCCGGGAAGCGTCCGCCCGGCTGCGTGACGAGCAAGGCCGGTTCGCGTCCGCCGGCGCTGACCTCGGCGCGGCGGCCGGGGACGCCGCCGGTGAAGCGTTCGGCCGCGGCATGGCCGAACGCGGCGCCGTCCAACTCGGCGACGACGGCAACCGCTTCGTCAAGGTGGGACAGGACGTCGGCGATGACACCGGCGAGGCCGCCGCCGACGCCTTCAACCGCCGGTTCTGGCAGGACGCGAACGGCCGCTGGCGGGACGAGCGCGGCCGGTTCGTATCCGAGGCTGAGGCGCTCGGCGAGGCCGCCGGGAAAGGCTTCTCAGACGGCTTTGACCGCAGCCAGGGCGGCGGTCGGGGGCGCGGGCAGCGGCACGGCCGCGACTTCGGCGACGGCTTCACTGATGGGCTCGGCTCCGCCCTGTCCCGGGTGGGCGAGCTCGGCAGGCGGGCGTTCGAGGCGATGCTGCCGTCGCTCGGCCGCCTCACCGTCGGGTTTGGTGGGGCGACGTCGGCGGCTGGTGGCCTGCTGGGGACGGTCGGCAAGTGGACCGCGCTCGCTGGCGGGGTGGCGGCGGTTGGTGCCGCTGCGGCGTCGGCGGCCGGCTACACGGTGGCGTTGGCTGCTGCGCTGGCGCCGGTGGGCGGCCTGCTGGCGGCTCTGCCCGGTATCGCCCTGACCGGCGCTGCCGCGTTCTCGGTGTGGAAGCTGGCCACGTCCGGGCTGGGCGAGGCGATGGGCGCGGTGCTGTCCGGCAACATCGAGGCCATCGGCAAGGCCATGTCGAAGCTGACCGACCGGGGCCGCGAATTTGTTCAAGAGTTCGAGCGGCTCTTGCCGCAGTTCAACCACTTCAAGAGGTTGGCGCAGGATCCGTTTCTTGAGCCGCTGATCGGCCAGATGCAGCGCTGGCTCACCTCCGCCCGCAACCTCGGCCCCGCCATCGGCGCGTTGGCCGGCGAGTTCGGGCTGATGACACGGCAAGTCCTCGACTTCGCCACCAGCGATAACAGCCTGGCCTTATTCAACAGCGTGCTCGGTGACACGCGCACGCTCGTGGCTGCGGTGCGGGGCGCGCTGGATCCTCTGCTGACCGGGTTCGTGGACTTGGGGACGGTCGGCTCGTCGTGGCTGGCCGGCATGTCGGGCGGGCTGCAAGACGTGCTCACCCGTTTCGGCGAGTGGATGTCCCGCATCTCGGCGAGCGGTGAGGCGCTGGCGTGGATGAACGGCGCGCTGCGCGTGCTCAAGCAGCTCGGCGCGCTGGTCAAGGACGTGTGGGACATTTTCGACGGGCTGATGGACGCCGCCCGGGAGGCGGGCGGCGACGTGCTCGGCGTGCTCGGCAGCTTGGTCGATGGGTTCGCGAAGTGGGTCAACAGCGCCAAGGGCCAAGAGGTCCTGGTCACCGTCTTCCGTGCCCTCAATGACATCGGGGCCGCGCTGCTGCCCGTGATCACCGCACTGGCTGGCGCTATCGGTGTGCTCGCGCCGATCGTCGCCCAACTGGCAGAGCTGATCGGGCCGATCCTGACGACGGCGATCAACGCGCTTGCCCCGGCTATTGCCCAGCTTGGGCCCGGCGCGATAGCCGTGTTTACTGCCCTCGGCGCTGCGGTGCAGACGCTCGCCGACTCCGGTGCGCTGACGGAGATCGCCCGCGCGTTCGCCGCTCTTCTGATCGCCGTGGCGCCGCTGCTGCCCGCTCTGGCCGACCTGCTCGTCCCGGTGCTGCGAAGCCTTGCGGTGCTGGTGACGTCCGTTGTCGCCCCGGCGTTGTCGACGCTGGTGGGCTGGATTCAGCAGGCCGTGAACTGGATCACCAGCGCGCCGCTCGGCGACGACCATCCGCTCGCCCGTTTCGCCGCGTTCGTCCGCGACACCCTCGTCCCGGCTGTGCAGACGGCGTGGGGTCACCTGTCTACGGCGTTCACTGAGATCGCCGGCTGGGTCAACGACAACCGTGCCACGTTCGAGGCGTGGGGCGCGAAGATCGGCGAAGTGGTGGCGATCGTCCAGGGTATCTGGGGGCAGGTCGTCGCCCTGGTCGGCCAGGTCTTCACCGACATCAAGACGTGGATCGTCGACAACCAGTCGACGTGGCTCGGCTGGGGCGACCGGATCGGGTCGATCGCCACCAACCTCGGCCAGATCGTCTCCGGCGTCTTCGAGTTCATCGCGTTCGCCTGGAACACCTGGGGCGGGCCGCTACTCGACCTGATCGGCGGACTGTTCACGGCGGTGCTGCAGGTCATCGACGGCATCATGCAGGCCATCAAGGGCGTGATCGAAACCATCTTGGGCGTGATCACCGGGGATTGGGAGCGCGCCTGGAACGGCGTGAAGGACATCTTCGGCGGCGTCTGGGAGGTGATCAAGGGCGTTCTGTCCGGCGCACTGGAGATCATCAAATTCCAGATCTCCAACGCGTTGGCGCTCGTCGGCGATACCTGGGACGGCGCCTGGGCCAAGCTGGAGAAGGTCGTCCACGCAGTCTGGGACGCCATCACCGGGTGGATCAGCCGGAAGGTTGATGAGGCCGGAGACATCATCAACCGCCTCTCGCAGGTGCCCGGCCTGGTCAGCGGGTGGTTCGGGCAGGTGCATCGGGCGATCGTCGACCGGTTCAACGACGCCGTCAACTTCGTCCGCGGCGTACCCGGCATGATCACAGGCGCGCTCGGCAACTTGGGCGGGCTGCTGTACAACGCGGGCCGGGATCTGGTGCTCGGCTTCTGGAACGGCATCGTCAGCTTGTGGAACTGGCTGGTCTCCCAGGTGCAGAACCTGTTCGGCGGGCTCGCGGGCTGGGCCAAGTCCATCCTCGGCATCGCCTCGCCGAGCAAGGTTTTCGCGGCGATCGGCAAGGAGTTGCCCGCCGGCCTGGCGATCGGCATGGACGTTGGCGCGCCGATGGTCGAGGCCGCCAGCAAGAACCTCGCCGCTACGGCGGTGGACGCCTTCCCTCTGCCCGCCCTCGCGGGGCCTTCGCTGGCGAGTGAGTTCGGGGGCGCGTTCGGTGCTCCGGTGCTGTCCGGCACGCCCGTCTCGGCCGGGGCTCGGTCGATCCAGGTGGAGAACATCATCGTGCAAGGAGTGTTCGACCCCACCAACCCGATCTCGTACCGGCGGATGGTGGAGGGGCTGCGGTCGGCGATCATCGAGTTGGAGCAGGAGGCGTACGTCAATGGCTGACCTGCAGCTCGGCCGCCTGGTGCTGCGGGAGACGCAGCGTTTCACTGAGAGCGCGTATCAGGGCTGGTCGATGCACATTGAGGGCGTCGAGGTGTGCCCGCTGCTCACCCGGCAGGAGACTTGGGATCGGTTCGACGGCGTGCTCGGCGGCATGGGCGGCATGGTGCCTGCTATGTGGGAGGAAAAAAGCGAGCGCGACGGCTACTACACGATCTCAAGCGCGTCGGGAGAGGTGAAGGACCGCAAGCGGCAGGGCATCACCGAGATTGCCTGGAAGATCTCGCTGCAGCGGCACGGCCCGGATACGGACGTTGACCTGGAGAGCAGGCTGGCCGGTGCAGTACGGGCTAACGATTTCTCGCTGACCGGCGAGCGGTGGAGCGCGCCGAGCATCGGGCATTACGCGTACTACACCGGGGCCACCCTGCCGTCGCTGATGACCCGGGCCACCACCGAAGGCGACATCACCGTCTACCGCGGCGTGCCGTCCGGGGTGTCGCCGCGGTGGGGCTGCCAGGTGGAGGACTATCTGCGCGGCCGGGTGCGCATCCTGAACGCCGGCGTTGAGCGGGTGGGTACGGCGCATCCGCTGGTCGGGGACCAGTGGGAGTTGTCGAACGGCCTGGTCAGGGTGCGCCCCTTGCCGAGCGGCGGCAGCATCGAGGTGGCCAGTTTCACGGGCGGCGCGTGGCGGTCGAAGGCGTGGTGGGTTGACGTCGGCGACGGCGAGGTGCCCGGCTGGGATTCGGCCAGCGTGCTGCGGAACGATTTGGAGCAGTGCGTGATCCGGTTGGCGGTGGCCCGCTCGCCGGTCGGCCGCGCCTACCTGGATCTCACCTTGCGGCGCGGCTCGCGCATTGTGGAGGGGTATCTGCAGCGTGGCGACTCCGGCACGCTCAGCGTGTATCTCGCCACGGCGGAGACGATGACGGACAGCACCTCGTACGTGGTGCGTTCAACGAACGACAGCGACGGGAACCGGGCCATCGCCGGGTCTGCCCGCAACTTCAACCCGCACGCTGACGGCGGCCTGACGAAGACCAGCTCGACGGCGATGGACTTCTGGGCCGGGGTGGTCGCGGGCGGGGACAGCGCGGTGTCGGGTGACCAGGCCGCCCATCTGAGGGACCAGTACGTCGGGGCGCTCCCCGAAGTCGTCGCAGCCGTGAGGAGGTGACAGCATGCCGGTCAACGAGAAGTTGATGGAGCTTGGCTCCTGGTCGTTCGAGCTGATCGACGAGACGCCGAAAACCGTCCTCGACCAGCTCGGCTACTTCGGGCACTGCGCGTTCATCCCGGGCCGCGTCGAGCCGGCGCAGTACGGTGACGAGCTGCTGGACATGGCTCGGTACGTGGGAGTGCTCACCGGCAAGAGTGTGGATCACCTGCGCAAGGTGGCGTCCGGTCAGGGCATGAACGTGTGGTTGGCCGACAGCGACGGCAAGGGCGACCTGCTCGAAACCGCCGTGCAGATCACCGGCCAGACGTTCGCCAACGCGATCCGCGCCATCCTCGGCACCGGCACAGCCGTGGTCGAGGGCACTTTGTACTCCGGCGTCGCCGGGACGTACACCGGCCGCCACCAATGGCAGACCCGTCGCAAGGCGATCGACTTCATCTGCGCCACCATGGGCGGCGAGTGGCGGGTCAACGGGCGCGCCGAACTGGACGCCGGCCCGGCCACGAGTCTCTACAACGCCACCCCCGACACGGTGATCGTCAGGCGCCGGCCAAACCGGCACACCGACGGCGACGACCTGACCATGCACGGGCTGCGCGGCGACATGGGCGTGGCCAGCGACGTCAAGGACTGGACGAGCAAGGTCGTGCTCTTGGCCGAGGGCGAGGGCACAGCGATCGCTACAGCCTCGGCGACGAATCCAGCGAACC